AAGAGCTAAGCGTCTTCCTAGCTTCTTCAATCTCCTCAGGAGGGATTGTGGGATTGTCTTTGGTGGTTAAATGCCAAGACTTCCATTCAGGGTTAGTGCCTTCTTTACCTAACTTGAACCACTCGTAGAAATGATTTCTACCGTCGGGTGTTGAGATAATTACAGCTTCACCTTTCAAGTCAGCCAGAGCAGGTCGAATAATCTTAGTAAAGACTTCTTCCGGGACAAACGCTGCTTCGTCTACAACTGCAAAATGAAGCTTTAAGCCTCGCAAAGCATCTTTGTTCTCGCCGGAGCGAATATGAATCTTACGGCCTGTAACCAAAGTCACATCCATCTGGTTAACGTGAGCAGCTTTAATAACCTCTCGTCCTTGCTCTAAAAGAGCATCCCAAGCGATCTGACGGGCTTGGCCTAAGGTAGGAGCCACATAAAGCACAGCAGAGCCTTCTGGAGCTTCCAAAGCCTTGGCAAGCAGCATCTTGATGGCTAGGTTTGATTTACCACATCGGCGGCCTGCCGCGATAACCTTGAACCGGCTAGGGTCTTGCCAACATTCGATCTGCCACGGTAAGAGAGACCAGTCCAAATTAGCCATTGTGTTCCTTTAAATAATCCGCTGCCTTTAAAAGCAGTTCTGGATTGTCTTGAAATTGGCCTAAGCCTGTGTTGCAAGGACCACAAAGTAACGACCTAATCTTACCCGTGGTGTGACAATGGTCTACCGCCAAAGCCTTCGTTGTTTGTTCTTTACCGCAGATAGCACAACCATAATTCTGGTACTTCAGCTTTTCTTGGTACTGTTCTGAACTGATTCCGTAGTTCTTTTTAAGAGTGTAATCAGTTCGCTTAATCTTATACGATTCTTGTTGTTGTCTCAGCTTCTCAACATTACTACGACAAACCTTACAGGAATGTCTTCGGATACCTTTATCCTTGTAATGCCAGTGAAAGTCCGTAACGGGTTTTACTTCCCCGCAAGAAGTACATTGCTTAGTTTCCATTTGTGATTCCTCTTGAAAAGGATCAGGTGTTCAGACACACGCACCTGTCAACGTGTTTCAAGCCGATCACTCGGTGTCTTTAAATTCTACATCCATAACATCGTCAGTAGTCTCAATCTTGGGAGCGCCCATAGACGAGATATTAATCGAGATTTGTGGCATACCGCCACCAGCATTCTTAGCTGCATCAAACATAGACACAGGCAGGATACGATCAACAGCTAACTTCATAGCAGCCATCTGTCCGGGATGTCCATCGGTCATGGCAATCTCTACCATCTTGTCTAGGATACGACTACCACCCGTAGCCAGTAATCGTTCCTTGAACTCTTGCAACCGAGCAGCGTCACCAGCAGGACGACCTACCTTACCCTTTGTACGGTCTTTAACGGCCTGTAAGTCGGTCTTAGGAGGTCTACCCTTACCACGTAGCTTAGGCGCTAACGCTGGTGCTACTGTTGCTGTCTCTGTTGTCATTGGCTTCCTTTTTCATTCTCTGGTGTTTCTTAGCAATTTCATTTGCACATTGCTTACACCGTGAGTTCAGACCAGAATAAGTTCGTTCGTTAAGACCAAAGTCAAAGACACCCCTCACCTGATGGCAATGTGAGCATTCCTTGAGACCTTGATCCAATAGTCTGTCAATCTCTAACTTCTTAGCGGCTACCGCCTTAGTAACTTGTTTCTTCTTACTACGGGTAGACTCAGAGTCAAAGTGAGGAATAGCCTTAGACAACTCTTTCTCTTGTGCTATGACCTGCTGCACATGGCAGGAACGACAAACAGAAGAGAACCCGTCTGCATCATGCATCTTGGAACGGATAAAGTTGTCTGTATTTACTTCCTTTGTCTTAAGACATTGAGGACATTGTTTAACGATTGTTTGCATTTGGACACTCCTAATTGTTGGTTGCTTACACCTATATTGTAGCAGACAAACAGAAGATGTCAAGGGTTAAGACAAAATATCTTTGTACCTATAGTACTTTAAAGGTAACGTCTAAGTTAAGAACTTACTAAGTTAATTACTATAAGTAACTGTTAGTAGGTTATTCATATAGTTCTTAATGCGTTAGGTCTTTAAAGTACATAGTCTATAGTTTAATTGTAACATGACTTTCTGTATAAGTCAACACCTTGTCTTCTTTTTTTACATCTTTCTTTTCTTGTTACACGTTTAAGTCCCTTTAACATTCCCCTTCTAGGGTGTCCGTGATCCCCTATCCTGACCTCTACAGACTACATTTATTGATATGTATACTTATGGTTGTCTAACCTACCTTGTTTTCTTTGTAGATCAAGCACTTAACTGCCTCTTTTTTAAGCACTCTTCTGTCCCCAATTAAGTCCTTTATTTCACCTTTTTGTGAACTTTGTAGGCTCCCACAAAAGTATTCTCCTATGACTACCCCTCCCCCCTGTCTTTGTAGTCACCAAAGTGACTGAACAGTCTAGTCGCTGACTGTACTGTCTGGTCATACGTAGTACTACGTAGTCACTAGCTGTACTGTAGAGTTATCCACAGGTTATCCACAGGTTATCCACAGGTAGTATAGTGCATGTTGATCTGTCCCCGATTAAGTGGACGTGAGAGGCGATGCAGGACCTTATACGCTACACCTACAACGTATACTTAACAGTCACATTACAAACTATCCAGTCACTAAGTTACCAGCAATTATCCAAGCAGGGTAAAGTTATCCACAACAGTGCAACATCTGTGCCTAAGTTATCCACACCTTGTTAGTCTTATATAAGAGTCAGGTCTGTGGACAAGTAGCACTACTGGTGTGGACAAGAGTTGCCAAGGGGTAAGGTAGGGCAAGGGTCGATCGTGGCTTGTAGGGCGTTTAAAGGCTTCCAGCATTAAAGTGTAACAATGTGTAACAATCAAGCATAAACCTGTTGACATCCTCAACCAGTCTGTTATAGTTCAGTCATGGGTTGAGCACAGGGCACAACTCAAACAAAGGAACCATCATGCGATTCACAGCCAACGAACTCAAGAGCATCGAACAGACAATGGACAAGCTCAAGGCAGTTGCCACCACCATGTGGGCATCAGAGTCTACAGACGCAGCCAACGCACGGGCCATCGATTACATCATCTCTGAGATGCGCCTCTGTGCTGATCTGGTGGCCTCAGATGACCGTGCCACACGGGTCGCAGGATATGATAGACTCGATACAATGCTCAAGGCCAACGCCTGACAGTACAGCCTGAAGCCTGTAACAGGGCTTTGGAGTGCACTGTCGCACTGTAGGAGATCAACATGATTAAATCAGCCACCATCGCCAAGACCTGCATCGAGATGTCTAAAGAGTGCAACAGCACTTGGGAGATCTTGGAATATGTTACATCTGAGGGCATCGAGTACCCAGATGCTGTGTATCTTGTCACACGTGCTCTGCGGCTTGATGATGAAGAAGTTGCAGAGATGGAAGATCGTTACGAGAATTGCATCTAAGGAGTAAGCCATGCACCATCACAACTACATCCCACCAATCGAACCAGCAGAGTCACGCATCGAGGGCATCATCATCACAGTATCATGCATCGCTTGCTTCGCCTTTGTAGGTGTCTTGCTTGCTTGGAGAGGGTAATAACAATACACCGTGTAGGGTTTTACAGATACCTGTAGAATCCTATGCAGTGCACTGTAACGCACTAGCTCCAACCAGTGAGTGGCTGGCAACTTCAAGGACTATCACCATGCAAACAGTAACCAAAGAACAATTCTTTAAAGCTATCGAACCAAAAGATGTAGTTACATCTTGTAATTACCATCAAGGAGATAAACAGTTAGAAACACTGTTTAAGACACGATACGGCGTGGTTGTGGGTAAGATCGTTCAGCCTCTGCCTGCTATTGATACACTGTCCAATTCTTACCATTTAGGGGTTTAATCATGCCAAGATATGAAGTCCAATTCAAAACATCCGGCATTGTGGCCTTTAGCGCCACTGAACGGGCTATCTGCCAGCACTGGTACGAGTGCAACAATTATGGGCCTGATGTGGCCTATACAGACCCTCAAACAGGTGAGATTGTCCCTGACAAGTGGGTTAGAGGTGAAGATCTGGGTTTGTTCACTGTCAAACGCGTAGTAAACACTAATAAAGGGGTTTAATCATGGATGTTCTGTTCCACATGGTCCTAATCGGGCTGTTCTGTTACTTTGGTGGCTGGATGGGCTTTATCGCCTACCTGCTGTTGCTGCTGTTAATGAAGTGATAGGGGTTAAATCATGTATGATGTAAACGAAGGTAAATACCTTGTGTGGTTCTTGGTCTGTGCTGGTCTCTTGAACTACTTTGTCAATACTGAAGCTGCCTTGATCTTTATGGCTGTCTGTATCTTGTTCTCGAAAGGTTGACCATGTACACGTGGCCCTTCCCTGCCTTCCCTAATCCATTAGACACTGGACACAACCGTCCTAAGTTTAACCCTAACAACCATGAGGAGTCACCTTTGTGACTGTAAGGAACGATATGACCAAGATTAAACAATTCACCTACACTCTGAGGGGCTGTGAGTGGTACGGTCTCTGCGAGGTGCAGTCAATAGAGGCTTTGCCATTGATCGTTCGCTGCACTGACCTGTATCTTGAAGGCTATCGTGATGATAACCCTCCTGACATGAGGGACATTGTAGACTATCAGATCATTCTTGACATTGAAGACATGGTAAGACTGGAGGCTGAGAATCCGCAGGGTTCGAACGGAGATGAGAATGTTTAAGGTCAATCATTGGACAGTCTTGGGACTGGTGTTTGTAGCTTACTTAATTGCGGGGTATTATGATTCGTTGGCTTATTGAACTACTGTTGCCAGTCAAGAAAGCACTTTAAAAGGCTTTAGAGGTACCTAGAAGGGCCTCAAATCAATCAACTAAGGGCTACATAGCCAAGACACATAAAAGGACGTTAAAATGAGTAATTCTAAACACACACCGGGGCCGTGGACGTTTCACCGTGCGTCAAGCTGCGACCGTGGTGATTCTTATGGAGTAAGAGCACCAGCGCCACACTATTGCGTTATACCAACATTAAACATTAACCCTGCTGACGCCCGCTTGATCGCCGCAGCGCCTGACCTGCTGGAGGCTTTGAAAGATGCTTTGTGCGCCTTAGATTGCTGCGGTAAAGACTATGCCGCCGCAAGTGTGGCCCGTGCCGCTATTACCAAAGCAACAGGAGATACAAAATGACCCGATGTGTAATCTGTGACCGTAATCTGAAAGACCATGAGGCAGTACGCCGTCATGCCTTAACCAATGAATTCTTAGACATTTGTGATGGATGTCTAAGGGAGATTCCGGGATTGCCTACAAAGTCTCCTGCCGGGATGATCCAAGACAGTGATCCTTTCGAAGACACTGAAGGGAGTGATGGTGTAGGTATTGAGACTGTTACAAACTGTTACACATTAGATGATGACTGACCATTGACAGTTAGACAACCAATGATACAATTACTCTATAGGACTAGGACATTCCTTCTATGCTTATATGTTACATACTATAAGTAATACTTACTTAAGTACTTATAACATAGACGTTAACGCATAGAAGTAGATGTCTAAGACCTATAGAGTACTCTATAGTTTATATATGAGTGCAAGAATTGTGTCTGTTTTCCCTAGAAGTTCTTAACTTAACAAGGTGGATGATATGTCTATTGACATGATGGATTTCGATGAAGAATGTGGACAGGATGATGTCTTACAGTTTGAATGCTGGTATCATTCCGTTATGGATGATGTCGCTAGTCTTATCCGTGCCAATGGTTACGATAAGGTGATGTATGACATACAATGTGCAGTGGAACGAATGTCTAAGGAACATAGTTCCGTAAAGGACGCTAAAGGAGATGAACAATGATTGTCTCCCTGTTTATTGGTGTCTTAACTCTTGTCAAGGTGGTATTGAAATGATGAACACACAACAATCAAAAGACTTTACTGAAGAACTTCTTGGCACATGGGATAGTGGAATTTTTGAGCGCGAAGATGTTGAACAAGTTGTAGACGAACTGCGCCGCTTGCACTCAGTCAATGCTGAATTGCTGCAAGCTCTTGAATGGATCGCAAACCGTTGTCCTGCACAGTTTCTTTTGCAAGACGTACACAAAATTCATCAAGAATCAGCGTTTGATGCTGGAATTTGTGCACGTGACGCCATTGCCAGAGCCGTAGGCTTGAACAAAGCACAGGAGTAAACCATGAGCAAGAATAACCCTTTTAGTTTGGTCGTAAACGTAGAGAATGCTAGGTGTGTCGTTGAGTTTGATGTCATTGACGACAGTGAGATCAACTACGAGACATGGGAAGTTTTCTTTAACAAGCGCTTTAAAGGTGACTTAAAGCAGGTCTTACCACCTGAAACATGGGTACAGGTCAATGACTTGATCCATGATAAGTCTTGGGAGTCCATTGATGACCAGATCAAGGCACAATGGGCAGATGTAATCGAACAACAGAGGGCATATGACGAAAGTTACTAGCAAGTTCCTTCGTCACATAGCCTGTGAGCACTGTGGCAGCACTGACGCTAACAGCTTGTATGATGACGGGCATACCCACTGCTTTGCTTGTAATACCACAGAGCACGAAGGTGCTTACGATGAGCGAACGGTAATGAGTGACGCTATTGCGCCCAACAAGAAGGTTATTATGGACATCCGAGGACAATGTAAATCAATCCCTGATCGAGGAATCAGTCAGGCAACCTGTGAGAAATACGGAGTAACGACCGATGGAGATAAGCAGTTTTATCCTTACACTGACTCAGACGGAGTTAGAGTGGCTGTTAAGCAGCGCAGTGTTCCTACAAAGCAATTCTCCATCACAGGAGACTTCAAGGGAGCAACTCTATTCGGTCAGTCTATCTTTCACGCCGGAGGAAAAGCTATCACCATCACAGAAGGCGAGCTTGACGCTCTCGCAGCTTTCCAGATGCAAGGGTCTCTTTACCCTACAGTGAGTATCCGTAATGGTGCTAACGCTGCTTTGAAGGACTGTAAAGCCCAGTATGAGTGGATCAATAGCTTTGACTCAGTGGTTATCTGCTTCGATGGCGATGAACCGGGAAAGAAGGCAGCTAAGGAAGTGGCTGAACTGTTTGGTAACAAAGCCAAGATCATGCAGTACAAGGACGGTTACAAGGATGCTTGTGAATACCTGATTGCAGGGGCTACCAAGGAGTTTGTAAACGCATGGTGGAGAGCTAGTCCTTATGTGCCTGATGGTATTGTTAATGCTGCTGATCTCTGGGAGGAAATCTCCAAACCAGAGCCGATTGCAGAGGCACAGTACCCTTGGGAAGGCTTGAACAAGCTCTTGTACGGTATCCGACCTGCTGAGTTGATTACGGTTACCGCAGGCAGTGGCTTGGGTAAGAGTCAATTCTTGCGTGAGATACTGTATAATCTCTTGAAGACAACAAGCTGGAATATCGGCGGACTCTTCTTGGAAGAATCTACCCGTAAGACAGCACGAAGTATCATGTCATTGCACGCTAACAAATTGTTACACCTGCCTGATACACCTACGACTGAACAGGAATTGAAGGAGGCTTTTGATGGAACAATTGGTAGCGGCCGCATTTATCTATTTGATCATTTTGGCAGTAGTGATGTTGATAACATTGGAAATCGAATTCGATATATGGCAAAAGCCTGTGATTGTCGGGTTGTATTTCTGGATCACATATCTATCGTGGTGTCTGGTCAGGATCTTGGAGATGAACGTAAAGCTATTGACAACATGATGACCAAGCTACGGACACTGGTACAGGAGCTGAACATCACCTTGATCTGTGTGAGTCACTTGAAACGACCACAAGGCAACCAAGGCCATGAGGATGGTGGTAGTGTGTCTCTGTCACAGTTGCGAGGCTCAGGTGCTATTGCACAGTTGAGTGATGCGGTGATTACTTTGGAGCGTAACAGTATGGCTGAGAACGAGAGTGACAGACACTTGACAAAGGTGGCAGTGGCTAAGAATCGTTACAATGGCGAGACTGGCCCTGCTTGTAAGTTACAATACAATGGCTATACAGGTCGTATGGTCGAAGTTGAAGAGGAAGTGTTATGAACTATGATGAAATTTTAGATCAGCTAAATAAGTTAACAGCACAGGTTAAAGACTTGATTGAAGGCGATGTCTTTGATGATGGTGAGATAACAAAAGAAAGGGTAGAAACAATAGATGATGAAAATTATTTCTTGTACGCTCATCAAGGATACTGCTCTAATGTTGACTTGTTGTGTAAAGTCCTAGATAGCGGAAATGGATATATCTTTCATTTCCCTTCTTATTCTTCAGCAGAGCAAGAAAATTATATTTGTATGGATTATTCGGAAGCTGACTATGTTTTGAAGCTTCTTACGTATATTCGTAAAAAGGAACAGAAATGACAGCATGGCATGGCGGGAAAGGCTCAGGTAGCCGCCCAAGGCAGGTGAGTAACGAGGACTATGCAAACCGATGGGATGCTATCTTCCAGCGGGACAAAGAGGAAGAACCTATCGGTAAGGCTTTGCAAGAGGAACCTTTAAAGGATGATGAACATGACGATTGAACATCTGATAGTAGGAGCTACAGGTGTTGGATACCTGATCGTGGGTGTGCTACAATGGAGCAAGGGAGAAATCTCTAACGGGATGATCTGGACGGGGTATGCCTTTGCTCAGATTGGACTTTGGCTTAATATCAAATGAGGAAGAAGATCATGCCTGACATCTCAATGTGTAACGATTACTCTTGTCCTAAGTTTGACCAATGCTACCGAGCACAGGCTAAGCCTAGTGAGTATCGACAGAGTTACTTTATGAACTCTCCTCGTGACAAAGACGGATGTAATTACTTTTGGCCTCTGGAAGAAACAAATGAGAGTAGTACTGGACATCGAAACAAACCTAGCACACGACAAGATACACCTTGTTGTGACTAAAGACATTGACACTGGAGAAGTAATCACATGGAGAAATCCAACTGGCCTAAACGACTATCTAAGCAAGGCTACTCAGTTGATAGCACACAATGGAATCGGATTCGATTTCAGAGTTTTGAACAACTGCTGGAAGACGAGGATAGGTTTGAAGAACGTCTTCGACACGTTGATAGTAAGTCGTCTACTCGATCCAAGCAGGGAGACAGGACACAGCCTCGAAGCGTGGGGACAGACACTAGGATTCCACAAGATTGACTACGCTGCTGTATGGCAGTGGATGATGGACAGAAAGGAAGAGTATGCCGGAGAGTCTTTTGACAGCCCTATTGATAGTCTTCTTGAGCATTACTGCATTAGGGACGTTGAAGTTACTGCTAAGCTGTATCATAGGCTTATCAGTGATGTGGCTGAGAAACAGTTTAGCCAAGAGAGTATCGACATCGAGCACCAAGTAGCAGCTATCATTGCTCAACAAGAAAGGAATGGGTTTAAACTTGATCAAATCTTTGCTACCTGCTTACTTACTGACATCAAGTCAAAAGTGGCAGGAATATATGAACGAATGCAGGAACGATGGCCTCCAGTTACCCTTGAGCGATTCTCTGACAAAACAGGAAAGCGACTCAAGGACAGCGTGGTTACTTTCAATCCGGGATCCCGACAACAGATCGGAGAACGACTGAAGGAACTTGGGTGGAAGCCTAAGGAGTTCACCGATAATGGACAACCTAAGGTAGATGAGACTATCTTGGCTAACATTAAGATACCAGAGGCTCAAGTCATTGCTGAGTATCTGATGCTGAACAAACGTATCAGTCAGATCGAGTCATGGATGGACGCTGTAGGTAAGGACGGTAGGGTTCACGGTAGGGTTATCACCAACGGTGCAGTTACCGGCAGGATGACCCACTCTGGCCCTAATATGGCGCAGATTCCAGCAGTACGTAAGGATAAAGAAGGTAATATCCTAATAGGACAAGACGGAGGATATGGTGCTGAATGTCGGGAATGCTGGTCAGTAGAGGATGGTAATGTGTTGGTAGGTTGCGATGCTTCAGGTCTGGAGCTTCGTATGTTGGCTCACTATATGAAGGATGAAAATTATGTCAGAACAGTCACTGAAGGAAGTAGCAAAGATGGGACAGATGTGCATACAGTTAATCAACGAGCAGCAGGACTTGCTACGAGAGATGCAGCAAAAACTTTCATCTATGCATTCCTATATGGAGCTGGAGACGCTAAAATCGGAACTATTGTTGGAGGCTCTGCAAAAGATGGAGGAAAGCTCAAAGCCAAGTTCCTCTCCCAAACCCCGGCCCTCGCAAAGCTCATTGAAAGAGTCGGAAAACAAGCGGCGAAGGGTTGGGTCCCGGGACTTGATGGGAGGCGTATTTGGGTTCGATCAGAGCACGCTGCCCTCAATTCGTTACTCCAAGGTGCAGGGGCAATAGTAATGAAGAAGGCTTTGGTCTTGTTTAACGATAAGATCAAAGCTAACAAGTGGCCTGTGAAGCTAGTTGCTAATGTCCACGATGAATTTCAATTCGAGTGTCCTCAAAGTATCGCTGAAGATGCTGGAAAGGCTGCTAGAATGTCAATCATTGAGGCAGGAGTGTGCTACAATCTACGCTGTCCACTAGACGGGGAGTACAAGATTGGAAGAAATTGGCGAGAAACTCACTAATATTTGCAAATAGTTGTTGACATTGCCTCAACATCGGATACAATAGATATATGGGCCTATGGTGAAATAGGTAGACACAGGAGACTTAAAATCTCCCGCTGCAAAGCGTACCTGTTCGAGTCAGGTTAGGCCCACCACGTAATCAGCTTGATCTGACACACCGACTGGGATTCTGGAAGGTAAGGTTCGGTGCGCTAGGCTCATAGCTTAGAGAGCAGCAAGAACGGCAGTGTCCCTGTAGTATAGTAAGCAGGAACTTTCATAAACATTTAAAGGAAATTCAAATGGATAACAAACCAGTCAAGGTATCGGGTCAACTCTTTTGGGCTAACTGGATGAAAGAGTTCAACACAAAGTTCAATGAAGACAACACCAAGTATGAATGTACCGTTGGTATGCTCTCAGACAAGGCTTGTGAGGCTCTGAAGGAACTCGGTATTGTCATCAAGAACAAACCTGAGATGGGTAACTACATCGTTGGTAAGAGTAAGTTCTTGTTCGAGCCTGTGGACGCTGAAGGTAATCCAGTGGCTATTGAGAAGATTGGTAATGGTACTAAGGTGACAGCTCTTGTTGGTTCGTATCGCCACAAGATGAGTGCCAAGTATGGTGCTGCTCCGTCTATCAGTAAGATCATTGTGACTGAGCTGGTGGTGTATGGCGGTGGTGCTGACGCTGCCGATGATGGTGATGACGATGTTTTGTGAAGTATTGTCTTTCCTGACAGGTCGTCCTGTGGTGTATCTTCAGGACTACGAGGGAGAGGTTTACAAAGCACTAGCCAAACAAACACCTTTTGGCCTCACTGCTAGAGTAGGATCAAGAATATTTAGTCTTAATGAGGATGGTACAGTTTTTGGTGGGACTTATGTCAAATTCTGGAAACTCAAGTCCTAAGATTGCACTAGTTGATGCTGACTTTCTTGTCTACCGTATTGGATTCAGTACTGAGGATGAGCCAGTCGGTATCGCTAAGGCACGATTAACGGAATGGTTAGAAGACTTTATCTATATCAATCTCAAGGCCGATCATTATAAGGCTTGGATTTCAGGTAAATCTAACTTCCGTTATGATATTGCCAAGACAGTGCCCTACAAAGGCAACCGTAAGGATGCAGTGAAGCCTAAGTACTACGATGCCCTGCGGGAGCACTTAGTCAAGCGTCACGATGCTATTCTGACGGTGGGTGAGGAAGCTGATGATACCGTAGCCATTGACTCCACTAAGCTCTTGGATGAGTGTTGGATTGTTCATGTGGATAAGGACTTGGATCAGCTTCAAGGATGGCACTACAACCCTGTGAAGGATGAGAGATACTATGTCGATGAGTTTACAGCGTACAAGTCGTTTGCAACGCAACTTCTCACTGGAGATAGGACTGACAATATCCCGTGCTTGGCGGGAATTGGCCCTAAAAAGGCTGAAAAAGCTCTTAAAGACGCGAAGACTCAAGAAGAGTTATTGGAAAGAGCGTGGACCGAGTATGAAAAACTTGGACATACGATGGAGTATTTTACAGAACAGGGTCAACTTCTATGGTTAAGACGTTATGAAGGACAAATATGGCAAGTTCCAAGCAAGTTGCAATTAAGCATGGCTGGCGCAGCGGACTCGAAGAAAGAGTAGCTGA